CATCCACAGGCGATCAACCAGGCTTGCCTGATTTTGGCTGTGCGCTTTTTCAAGAGGCGGGACGCGGCGTTCGGAGTGATCGGGACGCCTGAACTTGGATTCTCGCGAGTATCGTCAAAGGATCCTGAGGTCAACAGTTTGCTGGCTCAGTACCGAAAGATAGCAGTATATGGATGCTAGGATTCGAGTGGATATTGACGCGGACGCCGTCATAAAGAAGTTGCACAGTGATCGGTTCGTGCGCGAGCCATTGCGGGTTGCGCTGAACAAAATTGGCCGGATGGGCGAAACAGACAGCAAGCGCCGGGCGCCTGTTGATTTTGGTCGACTCCGTGCATCGATCACTCATAAAGTTGACGATCAACCAATGATGCTAAGCGTCGATATAGGCGTTATCGGTTCGTCTGGCGAACTGCCTTACGCCAAGTATATGGAGTACGGCACGGGCTTGACACACGATCACCCAAACTGGCCGAGGCGTGTTCACGTGGTGCCGGTTGGAGCACTAAGCAATTGGGGTCCGGTGCGCCGAAACTTAGTCAGTGCTGGCGCTGTTGCGACATCAATCACGAGGCGCGGCGGATTAAAGCCGAGGCGATACTTGCGCGGGATGCTCGAAGATAATAGCAGCAAGTTCATCGCGATTATTCGACGTGCTGTCAGAGAGATGGAGCTGTGAAATGGCAAGCATACAATCAATCCGGGACGGCATCGGAACTCGAATCAAGACGATCACGTCACTAAACGTGTATGACACGATACCAGACTCCGTGATGGTGCCCTGCGCGGTGGTAGGTATGCCGAATGCAGTGGAGTACGATTACAGCTTCAGGTCCGTCCGGATGCGGCTGGTGGTACCGGTGCGGGTATACGCTTGTGACGTGCAGGAAGACCAGGCACAGCGCAAGCTTGACGACTACGTGTCGCCTGATGGCGTGCAAAGCATCCGTGCGGCCATCGATGGTGACGTCACACTCGGTGGCAATGCGCAGACTACCCGCGTGATGAGCGCGCAAGGTTATGGCGTGTACGAGCTTGCGGGTGTACAGTATCTAGGGGTGGAGTTCAGCATGGAGGTGATAGCGTGAGCAAGAAGGAATACAAGGTTCTGGTGGGCCTGAATTACGGCGTGACCCGACGCGAACCGGGCGACGTTTGCTCCGACATCCCTCAGCAGTCCATCGGCTGGCTGCTTGAACAGGGCTGCATTGTCGAGTACGACCCAGAAGCTGAGGCACTGATGGCGGCCGTACAGGCGCAAATTGAAGCAAGCGCTGAAGTGATCGACGAGCCCGCCATCGAGGCTGAGATTATGCCCAATGGCAACGTAGTTTACAACGAGGTAGAGCCAGCCCCTGAGGCCGAGGAGGCATAAAGATGCCAACGCACGGTAAAGGTGCAAACATCTTTGCGAACGGGTTCGACCTGAGCCCGTTCTTAAGCAGCATCGACCAGACACAGACGGTTGATACTGCCGAGGTGACAACCTTTACCGCGCAAAGCAAGGCATACGTTGCAGGCCAAGTTGACGGCACACTTTCGATGAGCGGATATTTTGACGGCGTGGCCTCGGGTGTTGATGAGGTTCTAAGCGCCGCGCTGGACAGTGATTCAGCCACAGTGTTGACTGTTGCCGAGGGCGGAGTCGGGATGGTTGGCAATCGCGCGCTGGTGGCTTCCGGGCTGGCCAGTGGATACAACATCACGGCGAGCGTGTCTGAGGCCGTGCAGGTGAGCGCAGAGTTCCAGCTTGACGGTTCAGGCATCGGCAATTTCGGCACACATCGAGGCGTCGTACTCGCCAACGGCACATCGATCACATCCGCAAGCCAGAACTACTCGGCAATTGACAACGGCGGCGCGAGCAGTAACGGCATCATCGCCAACTTACACATCACCGCGAGCGATCAGTCGACCATCGCCAAGATTCAGCACAGCACAGATAACGTCAACTGGAGCGACCTGGTGACCTTCGCATCCATCGCGGCTGGCCGTGGCGCTGAGCGTAAGATTGTCACTGGCACGGTCAACCGGTACTTGCGTGCGACCTGGAGCGGTACGCTGGGCACCCGCACAGTCGTCATTACGGCAGCGAGGATGTAGCGATGAGCTTTACGCACGGCAAGGGTACGCGGACGTTCATCAACACCACGGAGTGCAGCGCGTTCCTGAACAGTATCGAGCAAAGCATCAGCCGCGAGATGTCAGAGACGAGCGTTTTTGGCAGCGCCGTCAAGACGTACACGAAGGGATTGCGGGACAGCACGATCACGCTGAGCGGGTACTGGGATGGCGCGACCGATGCCATCGATGCGGTGATGAATCGGCTTTTTGAAAATGTAAACCTGTTGCCTCCTGGGGATGCGGTGGCGAATTATACGAATGTGTCGAATGTCACGAATGCTGGCACGCCGATCAGTGGTTTTGCGGCGAGCATTCAATTTGGAGACAATGGAGCCAATCGTGAAGCAACTAAAGCCCCGCCTGAAATTGTTGCCAATGCTGTTTACAACTTTTATGCGGTTGTTCAAATGGACGATAACAGCGTCCCAGTGCCTTTTTTGAATATGGTCACATCTGGTGATTTTAATCTCGGTCCCATAGTTTACGGAACAAATGTTTCAGTTTTTTCTGGTTCAGCATACCGCGTGCAGAAATCTTTGTCTTTTGTGGACGCCAATTACAATGGGATACCGATTGGGCGCATTTTAAAGAATTCTTTTTCAACTGCAAAGCCGTTTCGGGCAGCCGGCCTCACGCTCGAGGCCACAAACCTCCCCAACGCAATCTCCATCCTCGACGAAGGCAACACGCTGGGCGCTAAAGCCCTTGTCGCGTCCGCTAAGGCCACATCATACCAAGTGACCAACGCGGTGGGCGATACTGTCGCTGTGAGCGCGGAGTTTCAGGTGGATGGGTCCGGCAATGCTGCGAATAGCGTGACGGAGCAGAATCTGTTTCCGGGGTCGAATGATATACCGCTGGCGTCATACATTTCCGGTGGCTCTCCAACAAATTCCCCTGGAGGCATAAGCGGTTTTGTGAATAGTGTGGAGTTCCCAAACAACTCGGTGACAAGATACATTGTGAGAGTGTTGACGATACCAACGCAAACTTTTGCAACTTTTTCCTGCTATATGAAGATGAATGACGACAGTGTTCCCGTTATTGGTCGCGCAACAGATGCGACAGCTGACGCAAATCTTTTTATGAATAATGGTGGCGCAAGTTCAACATTAACAAATGGTGTCGTTACTAATGTGTATGGATCAGTTTATCGGGTGTCATTCACGGCCCCAACAGGCTCATCTGGGTCAACCCAACATGGTGTGGCCAAAAATACCACTAACTCCGCAAAAGGCTTCAAAGTAACCGCATTTGAAATCTTCATCCCTCGTCTCCCAACCGGCGCTTTCCGAGGCCAAGTACTCGCCCCGCTCGCTGTCCGTGGCAATAACAGCACATCCACAGCACTCGACAATGGCGCGGGCACAACCAACGGAATGGCTTTCAACATCCACATGCTGAACAACGCGGCGACAACGCAAGTCGTCATCCAACACTCGCCAGACGGCAGCACTTGGGCAGACCTGTTCGCGTCCTACCAGACCGCCAGCATTAAGTTCGCCCAATCAGGCGCAACGGTCGGACCTGTAAACCGTTACCTGCGCACGCTCGTCACCACATCCGGCAGTCCACAAATTCTCGTCACGGCAGCAAGGAGATAGCCATGCCCTTCGTCCACGGTTCAAAAATATCGGTCTTGCTAAACGGCACGGATGTGAGCGCGTTCCTCAACAGCATCGACCAAACTATCGGTGTCGAAAACAGCGAGACAACGACGTTCGGTGGCGTCGCCAAGCAGTTCGTCAACGGCCACATTGACGGCACGGTGAGTGCGTCGGGATTCTGGGACGGCGCAGTCGGAGCCATCGATCCCATTATGGCCGGCTTGCTCAGCAACAGCACGGCGGCGGCGCTATCAGCTTGTGATGAAGGCGCTGCGGTGGCTGGTAATCGTGCACTCGTTGTGCAGGCGCACGACACATCGTATCAAATCACATCAGCCGTTGGTGACGCGGTGGCCGTCTCAGTTGAAATGCAAGTGGATGGCACCGGGAATAGCGGCGCGTATCGAGGCCAGGTGCTTGCGGCACTCACGACCTACGCGACCAGCGTCAACACCGTCGCTCTTGACAATCTTGCCTCGAGTGCAAATGGCTTGGTGGCCAACCTGCATATTACTTCCAATTCAGTATCGACCACGGTTAAGATACAGCACAGCACCGACAACGTAAGCTGGGTTGACCTGATTACTTTCACGGCCAACGCAAGCACGGGCGGGGAACACAAGACAACCACTGGTACGGTCAATCGGTATTTACGGGTAAATGTCTCGGCAGCATCAGGGACGCGCACACTGGCCGTCACAGCGGCAAGGAAATAGGAGGGAAATACCATGCCTTTCGTACACGGTCGGACTACTGACTTCCGGGTGGACAATAGCGGTGGCACGCTGACTGACATCAGCGCCTACTGCGACAACGTAGACTTCCCACAAGTCGTTGAGACAGCTGAAACCACGACGTTTGGTGATGCCTCGAAAGACTACATTGTGGGCCTTCGGGACGCCACGATCTCCATCGGCGGTAAATGGGACGCCGTGCTTGACGCCGTGCTTGCGCCAATCCTTGGCCAGGCTGCATCGGTTAGCTTCCAATATGGGCCGGCGGGCAGCACAGTTAGCAATGTTCGCTATACTGGCGAGTGCTTTTGCACGTCGTACCAGGTCGCCGGTGCGGTTGGCGACGTCGTAACGTTTAGCGCGGAGTTCCAAGTGACTGGCAACGTTACCCGCGGCACGTACTAATTCTCTCAAGTTTGATACAATGTACCGGGTAGCACGCGCTATCCGGTATTTTGCATGAGGAGGACAAATGGAGTTCTTGAGCGTCGAGCAAATCCTGGCGGCTGACGACATCCCGTCTGAGGTGGTGGACGTCCCTGAGTGGGGCGGCAAGGTGAAGGTGCGCGGATTATCGCGTGCTGCTTTTGAGAGAATCAACAAAGCATCTGAGGTGATCATACCAGCCACTGGCCCTGGCCAGTCTCCGACGGCGCAAAAAGACGAGGCTAAGTTCAGTGAGGCGCTTTTCTTGGCTTGCGTTATCGAGCCAAAATTCAGCGAGGAGCACATCGGTCCGTTGCGCGACAAGAGCATTGCTGCGTTGAATCGCGTTTATGAGGCCATCGGTCGAGTGCTCAAGACGGATGTGGCTGCAGCAAAAAAAGACTGACGCGGGATAGCGATGCGTGGTT